CCTATATACACCAATAAACTCAATATAGTAGATAATAGTAAATACTAAATAAACCCATCCTAAAAACAATACTATTAATATGTAAATAAAACCTAATACATATCCCATAAATACATTAATACTATATATATAGTAAGACAACAAAAGTCTAAATAAGTTCCCTCCTGTTACTAAATAAATACCCCTCCTGTCTAAAAAACAATTATCCTGTCAAAACACTTGACAAACGATGAGTTTTGTGTTAATTTATTAGTATAGAGTGTGAGATTTTTTCTAAGGAGACTTTTATGGCAGGAGCAATTAGGTACGTCAGAGCAGCGACTAAGCTGGCTAAGGGTGGTAAGAATTACTGGGCAGAATCGGTTAAGCAGAAAGCGGTTGAGCTGTATGTGAAGACTGGTAGTGTCTCTACAGTTTGTCGTGAGCTGAACCTACCCGTGGAGACGTTCCATACGTGGCGGAAGAAGGATTGGTTCAAGGATGCGCTGAACGTTAAACGCACTGAACACCTCGAACAACTCGACGTTAAGCTCACTGAGTCCATTGACGAAGCAGTGGCACAGCTACAGGATAGATTGAAGAATGGCGATACGGTATACAATCAGCGGACTGGCAAGTTCACTCAAGCACCTGCTAAACTCAGGGATCTTAACGCTGCTTTTAATTCCCTCATTGATAAGCGCAATCTGCTTAGAAAGCTACCGACAAAGATTACAGAACAACACAGCACAGCACAGCAACTCCAGAACCTAGCCGAACAGTTCCAACAATTTGTGACTGGTAAGATTAAGTCAGAGGGTGTCAATGAACTTGTCGATAAGGTCATTGAAGGCGAGACTGTTGAACAAGACGAGGATGGGAAATGGTATGTCAAAGAAATCTGAATATATGAGTGATTTCGAGAACTCAATCGAGTGGAACGATCCATTCACTGGATATGACTATGACGACCTCCTACTAACAAGATTAAGACAGGAGTACGAAAACGATGCCTTTCATGACCAACGGAAAACGGGACTACAAGAAGGAACTCAATTGGGAACACACCAAGAAGAAGAACCGGGTCAAGGACCGCGCACAACGCAATGCAGCTCGCTCAACGGTGGCTAAGGCTAAGGGGACTACCCCCAAGAAACTTAAGGGCGACGTAGGCCACAAAACAGCAGTTAGCAAGGGTGGTAAGAATGGCCTAGCTAATTTGTTTGTACAAAACCCCGGGGAGAATAGGTCCTTCCGGCGTAACGCTAAAGGAGCGATGGTAAGTGAGCGAAGCAAGCGAGAATCCAAAAAAGGTTAAGTTTCCAAAACTCAATGCACAGATATTAGAAGGCTTTGCAAGTTCATGCCTAACTCCATACTATGACGACGCGGTTCCCTTCGCTGACTTTCACCGCGAGTGGTGGGAACTTTGCTGCTCGTCTGACAAGTTTGTCGCTGTTGCAGCTCCACGAGGACATAGCAAATCTACTACAATCACCATCTCTTACACCCTTGCAACTGTCCTGTTTAGAGAGAGACGTTATGTACTTATTGTTGCGGATACTGAAGCACAAGCTGCCCTCTTCCTCGGAACAATAAAACAAATCCTATATGACTCCAGTCAGATACACCAGTTGTTTGGTATGGCTATGGGAGAAAAAGGGGTTGAGTTTGTCAAAGATACCGAAACCGACATTATCGTTAAATTCACAGATGGAGACTCTTTTAGAATCGTGGCAAAAGGAGCAGAGCAGAAACTACGCGGTATGCTCTGGAATGGTCAGAGACCAGATCTTATTGTTATCGACGACCTCCTCAACGAAGAACTTGTTGCAAATAAAGACCGTCGAGATAAGTTACGACGATGGGTCTACGGTTCGCTTATCCCCTGCCGCAGCACGCGTGGCATTATTCGGTGGGTAGGTACCGTAATGAATTTGGACGATCCGTTCTGCTCTCTGATGCCAACGGAAACCGCCAAAGACACGATCATTGAGGATCTCAAGGTCTGGTCTAAGAAAAAGAAGGGTATGTGGAAGTCTGTAAAGTACATGGCACATACCTTGGACTACAGTAAACTCCTGTGGCCCCAACGAAACACTGTCGCATACTTCAAAGAACTCAAGCATGACTTTGAAGAACAGGGTATCCCTGAGGTTTATGCCTGCGAAATGCTCAATAACCCCGTCGATGATAGCATTCGCTACTTCAAACGCGGGGATTTCCTGTCTATGACTACTGAAGATCGTAGAAAGGATCTAACTTTCTATATCACTGCTGACTTGGCGATCTCACTGAAGGATAGAGCTGACTATACAGCTATTCTGGTGGGTGGGATGGACTCAAACGGACAACTGCACATCAAAAACTGCATCCGCGAGCGCCTGTCTGGTGATGAAATCGTAGCAACTCTTATCTCTTTGCAGAAAATCTACAACCCATTGGCGGTTGGTATTGAGGATACACAGATTTCCAAGGCACTTGGCCCGTATCTAAACAGGACAATGCAGGAAACTGGCGTATACATGAACCTCTTACAATTGAAGCCACATAGACAAGACAAGCTCCAACGAGCGAGGTCGATACAAGCGCGTATGCGCTCTGGGATGGTCAAGTTCGATAAAGAAGCTGACTGGTGGCCGCAGTTTGAGGACGAGTGTATGAGCTTCCCTCGTGCTAAACACGATGACGTTGTAGACGCTCTGTCTTATCAAGGTATCCTGATTGATCTGATGTCAGAAGGTTTGACAGAAACAGAGATTGAGGAGGAATACTACGAGGAGGAATATAAACAATCAGGTCATGGCGATGTTGGCCGTGACGCAATAACAGGATATTAAGCATGATTGAATTTAAGTTTAAGTTGGATAAGCTACTATCCTCACAAAATATTGCAGAGGACATGGATGAGGATCAGTTAATCCATATTGCTAACCTAGTTGATCAAGGATACCAAGCAGACTCTACCTCCCGTAAACACTGGGAGAAGGATCTCAAGACTTGGACGGAACTAGCCCTGCAGATTGCGGGTGAAAAGTCCTTCCCTTGGACTGGTGCAGCAAACATCAAATACCCCCTACTCGCAACGGCCGCTATGCAGTTTGCAGCTCGCGCCTATCCTACCCTTGTACCCAGCAATGGGCAGGTGGTTAAGTGTAAGGTGATCGGCGCAGACCCTACGGGCGAGAAGGCTAACCGTGCTAAGCGGGTTGGAAAGCACATGTCGTATCAGGTCATGGACCAGATGGACGATTGGGAAGAGGATATGGACAAGCTCCTTATCACCCTGCCTATCGCTGGTACATGCTTCAAGAAGACATACTTCGATCCTTCCAAGCAGCGTAACGTCTCCAAGCTGGTGCTACCAAAGACCCTTGTTGTAGACTACTACACGAGGAACATCAATGATGCTGAACGTATTACTGAGGTCTTTTACCTATCTAAGCGTAAGGTTACAGAACGCATTAATCAAGGTATTTACTGTGATGTTGAGCTGGGTGATCCTACAAGTTATGCTACGGACCAACTCACGAGTGTTAACAATACGTTTCAACGAGCAGTAGCCGATGATGATACAACGCCTTACACAATGCTGGAGCAACATACTTATCTCGATCTTGATGGAGACGGGTATCCCGAACCTTATATTGTAACGCAGACAGAGGACACTAAAAAGATCCTCCGCATCGTTGCACGATTCAATGAGGATGGAGTCTACGTTAATGATAAGAACAAAGTTGTCTCAATTGACGCAATACAGTATTACACAAAGTATGGCTTTATTCCTAATCCTGATGGAGGTTTTTACGATATTGGTTTTGGTCGATTACTAGGCCCATTAAACAATTCTGCTAACACCATCATCAACCAGCTTGTTGACGCTGGCTCACTGAGTAACCTGCAAGCAGGCTTCATCGGTAAGGGCCTACGTATCAAGATGGGTGAGTCGCGGTTCAGCCCGGGCGAATGGAAAGCTGTTAATGCTGTCGGTGACGACCTCAAGAAACAGATCTTTCCCCTGCCTACCCGCGAGCCCTCACAAGTTCTATTCAATCTACTGGACCTCCTACTTAAGTCAGGCAAAGAACTGGCTTCAGTTGCAGAGATCTTCGTAGGTAAAATGCCGGGTCAGAACACTCCCGCTACTACTACGATGGCATCCATCGAACAGGGTATGAAAGTGTTCACTGCTGTCTATAAGCGTGTATATCGCTCACTCACGTCCGAGTTCCGAAAGATTTACAAGCTTAATAGAGAGTACACTAACCCAGAGGAATACATTGCAGTCATTGACGAAAAAATCCAACAGTCAGACTATATGGGCCCAGAGGACGACATTATCCCTGCGGCAGATCCAGCGAGCGTTTCTTCACAAGAGAAGCAAGCGAAGTTGCAGTCCATCATGCAGATTATGCAGATGGGCACAATTGATCCAATGTGGTTCACCAAGCAGTACCTAGAAGCACACGAAATTCCTGATGCAGAACATGCACTACGTCAGCCAAGTCCACCACCTCCTGATCCAAAGCTCGAAGCTATCAAGGCCAAGGGCCAGCTAGATCAACAGAAGGCACAGATGGACATGCAGATGGCGCAGGCTAAGCTACAGATGGAAGGCGCTGCCAAAGAGCAAGAGATGGCAATGAAAGCTGCAATGACCAGAGAGCAATTGAAGGCCAAGCAGATGGAAGCTGTATTGAAAGCTAAAGCAGCACAAACGGAGATGGCTAGCAAAGCTGCCATGAACCAACAAGCCATGGGCCAACAAGCTCAAGGGCACCAACTCAAGATGGTACAAGATCATCTGACACATCAGCAAAAGCTAAAGCAGATGGCACAACAACCTAAACCCAAGGGGGACACTAAGAAATGAGTGTGATTAAAGCGCAAGATTTCTACGACTGGAAGAAGAACGATGTAACCAAAGCATTCATGTATGCCGCTAAAGAGCGTATCGACGATGCAATGAATGTTCTATCCACTACCGCAGGACTCAACGCAATTGAAGACAACTACATGCGCGGATTCATCCAAGCATACCGGGAGTTAGAAGACTTCCGAATCGACGACCTAGCAGAAGAGGAGCAACCATTTTGATTATCCCCCTGCTACACACAATTCTCGTTAAGCCAGAACAAGTGGAGACTAAGACCCAAGGCGGGATTATTCTTCCAGAGATGCTAACGGAGAAGGAACGGAAGGCCGTTGAGCGAGGTACAGTAGTTAGTGTTGGACCAAGAGCTTTCATCGACTATGGTAGAAGTCCTGATATTCTGAGTAAGGGTGACGTGATTACGTATGCCCGCTACGCAGGTAAGGAAATCAAAGACGGTGAAGACACATATCTATTAGTGAACGACATTGATGTGTTGGCACTGATTAAGGAGACAGAATGAGCGAAGAACTCGAACCAGTTCAAGTAGAACAAACCGCAGAACCAGTAGTCGAAACTACCCCTGCCCCACAACAAGCCCCCGTATATGAGGACAAAGCCCGAGAACAGGGTTGGGTTCCTAAGGAAGAATGGACAGGCGATCCTGACAAATGGCGTCCCGCACGAGAATTCGTGGACCGTGGTGAACTGTTTAGTAAGATCGACACCATGGGCAAGGAACTAAAGGAAGCCAAGAAGACCCTAAAGATGATGCAAGAACATCATGCCAAGGTCAAGGAGTCCGAGTACAATCGAGCAGTAAGCGATTTGAAAGCGTTACAAAAGAAACATCTAGAAGAAGGCAATTCTGATGGCTATCTAGAAACCACAGAACTTCTCACAGACATCCGTGCCGAACAAAAGGCGCGAGAGGCAGTAGCACAAGCTATCCCTACTGGACCAGATCCACGCTTTGTCGAATGGACAAAGAATAATGAATGGTACGTTAAGGATAAGGAGATGCACGAATATGCAGATGCGGTGGGTCTAGGGTATGCCCAACAGCACCCCAGCCTGTCGCCAGAAGAAGTTCTAACTTATGTAACACATCAGGTGAAAGGCCGTTTCCGCGAACGGTTCCTTAATCCTAATAGAGCCAAACCTTCCGCAGTGGAAGGCTCAAATACAACTGGATCACCACGCAAGGGTTCAATTGAATTAACAGAAGAGGAGCGTAAGGTGATGAACACCTTCGTTCGTGCTGGCGTTATGACAAAAGAAGCATACACAGAAGAAATTAAAAAGCTTAGGAGCAAGTGAACATGACTGATGAAAAAACAATCATTCGGGAGATTCCCGCTAAACATCGCAAACAGCGTGAAGAGCGCACCGGCCGCAAGCCGTTATTCCAACAAGGACCACAAGCAGTGTCCGGGGAGTTGGACCCAAACTTTCAGTATCGCTTCGTGAACGATACGGGAAGTCGCATTGCAAACTTCCAAGCTGCTGGTTATGAGTTCGTTGAGGACGCAGACCTACGTGTTGGAGATTCTCGTGTATTTGATCCTTCTTCCCAAGGTTCGGCCAAGGTTGTCACAAGCAACGATGGTAGTAAGGCATTCCTCATGCGCATTCGCAAAGAATGGTACAATGAAGACCAAGCTGCCAAGATGGAACGAATTAAGGAGCAGGAAAACGCAATGAAACAAACTGCTTCTCAAGGCTTCACTGGCTCTATTAAGACCAGTTACTAAGTAAGTCAGGGGGAGCTATTAACTAAAAGGAAATTTAATGGCAACTTTTCAATCTAAGAAGGGCGGTTTCAAAGCTGTAAAGCATCTGAACGGCTCCCCTTATAATGGTGCTGCAAACATTTATAGTGTTGCATCTGGCACCCTAGTTCCCGGTGACGTTGTTAAGCTTGACGGTACGGCTACCACCAAAGGTATCCCAACTGTTGTAGCTGCAACTTCTGGTGCTTCTGAACTAATCCTCGGGGTCGTCGTCGGCCTCGTTAACGTGAAACTCGATCCAGTCTTCGGTACGATGACTACTGGTACTATCTCTCTAGACACCCCACAGGTGGCTGGTGCTGGTGCCTATGTTCTCGTTGCTGATGCTACCGATGTTGTTTACTCTGTCGAGAAGGCATCCTTTGCCGCTACCGATATTGGTCTCAACCTTGACATCTCCGGCGCTCCCGGTGGTAACTCTGTTGGTGTATCCAATGAAATTCTAGGTACTGCCTCTACTGGTGCTACTTGGAAGGTTATTGGCCTAGACCTAACCTATCAATCACTTCAAGGTACAGGCGGCTATAGCCAGCCAGCTCCCGGTGATTCTAATGTTCGCGTTCTTGTTGTTGCTAACAACGCAAGCTACAATACGCCTACTGCTGCAGTTTAAGGAGATTAAATAATGTCAGGTATTATCACTTCCAGCTCGTTTGCCAAACTACTCTGGCCCGGGCTAAATGCAATTTGGGGTAAGGAATATAACGACTATCCTGTAGAATGGGACAAGCTATTTGAGAAGAACACCTCAGATCGCGCCTATGAAGAGGACCTCGGTCTAAGCTCTTTTGGTCTGGCTAACGTCAAGACTGAAGGTGCCCCAATCACCTATGACACTGAACGTCAAGGTTTCACTTCTCGTTACAACCATGTCGTGTACGCACTCGGCTTCATCGTTACTCGTGAGATGTACGAAGATGACCAGTACGGCAAGATCGGCGGTCAAAAGGCTAAGGCGCTTGCGCGTTCTATGCGTCAGACCAAAGAGACTAATGGTGCTAACATTTACAACCGCGCTTTTGACTCCAACTATGTTGGTGGTGACGGCGTATCTATGGTTAACGCTAACCACCCCAACGTGGCTGGTGGTACCTTCTCTAACCAGATTGCTGTAGCCTCTGACTTGTCAGAAGCCGCACTTGAGCAAGCTGTTATCGACATCGCCGGTTTCCGTGATGATCGTGGTCTCCTCATCGCTGCAAAGCCTGAGAAGCTCGTCATTCCTTACCAGCAGCAGTTCGAGGCTAAGCGCATCCTTGGTGCTGATGGCCGTGTTGGTACTGATCTAAACGATCCAAACGTTCTGAAGGACCTCGGTATCTTCTCTAACGTTGTCATCAACCATTACCTCACCGATGCTGATGCTTGGTTCATTCTGACCTCAGTTAAGGATGGCGTTAAGTACTTTGATCGTCGTGGTGATCAGTTCGAGATGGATAATGATTTCGATACTGAGAACGCCAAGTTCAAGGCAACTGCTCGCTACTCATTCGGTTGGAGCGATCCTCGCGGAGTGTACGGTTCACAGGGAGCCTGATCATGGGTGCATTTGGTGTTGGTCCTCAAGGTGTTACAGTCCAGTCACCCCCAGCACGGGAAACGCTAAGCAAGGTAGGCATTATCACAGCCACAGACGGAGCCACGGGCTTCGCGGCTTTCGGCCTACCTAAGTATGCAGTTCCTATTGGTGTGTATACTATTGGTATTGGTGCAAATACTACTCAGACAATCTCCGTTGGTTATACCAATGGTGGTAATGATCTGATTAATGCGTTTTCTCCAAACTCATCTGGTTATACCGCTGCTGGTGTCGCTACTGGTACTCAGGTTGGTGTTCAGCTTACTGCGGATAAACTTGTTTATCTCAAGGCAAGCGCCACACTAACCAATCCTGTAATTGTTAAAGTAGAGTATTGGATTCCCCCACAGGGTCTACCTCTCTAAGTAACCCGATAGGGGTAGTTGTGTAAAAGCTTCTACCCCTATTTTTTTAAGGAAAATTATGGCAGCATATCATTCAGCGAATGCTACAGTCGCCGCCCACGGTGCAAAAGCGGTTGCTCCTAGTGACTCAACTATCTTTGAGATTACTCGTGGATTGTTTATTGGTACTACAGGAGATATTTTAGTAACAATGGCCGATGGGCACGATGCCGCATTTCTAAACCTCCCTTCTGGTAGCCTTTTACCTATTCAAGTATCGAAGGTAAAAGCAGCATCAACAGCAACAAATATTTTAGCTCTCTATTAAGGATAATTAAATGGCTACTTACAATAAATTTAATCAGTACACTCTTGATCTAATCAATGGTGTGCATGACTGGGATGCTCATTCCTTTAAGCTCATGCTCACTAACACCCCCCCAGTTGCAACCAATTCAGTAAAAGCAAATTTAACTGAAATTACTGCAGGTAATGGTTATACTGCGGGTGGTACTGTTACTACAATCACTACATCAACTTTAACTGGTACAGCAAAAGCTGTGGGTACTGATGTTACTTGGACGGCTACTGGTGGTACTATCGGACCATTTCGATATGTTGTTCTTTATAATGATACCCCCACCACCCCCGCTGATCCTCTTGTTGCTTGGTGGGATTATGGAAGCTCTATTACACTAAATGCTACTGATTCATTTACTGCAGACGTAAATGCTACAAATGGATTTTGGTCCTTAGTTTAATATGAAATACTCCCTATACATAGGAGGACTTGCTAATCTTGTCGTTGGGGAGTGGCAACAACTTACCGTTGCGTCACATTCTCGTAAAGTTCTTGGTGGGGGACCTCCTCCTGATACACCTACATTTGATGCAGCAGCAGCAATAGCTGTAGATAATATGTCACCAACTACTGTTTCTGCCATTCCAGATAAGTCCTTCTCCTCTTTTGCTATAGGTGAACCCGGAGTATTGTATTATATGGGTGGATTGCACTCTGATTATAGAGGCAATGAAATCGACAAGATTGATCTGCGTACAGTGAGTAGTACACAAATAACAACAGAAATTAGTAACCAACCCCGCATTCCACCAACAGGACCAGATAGTGGATATAGTGCTGGTGCATCTGGATATATTTATCGCCAATATGGTACTGTTTCTACGGGAGAACGTAGTTTATGGCAACCATATTCACACCATACATATACAAAAACCTCATGGCATCCTGAGTGGGGTGTGACTTTAATGGCTAAGGCTGCATTAGCTGACGGAGAGACCACTGGAACAGATCCTAATGGAAATGGTAGTGGTTATCCACAGGTTACTTCTGGTCATGGCCTTATGAGCTATAATTGGTCTGAAGGTAAGTACCATCTGCGTGTTGATCCTGCACCGGGAACTGGTGGTTGTTCGGACTGGAACCCCCATAGACAATCCCTTGCTTTTCTAGAAACAGGATCACAATTTAACTGTTATGTAAATGAAGTTTATGGTACAAGTTCCACGGTTATTGCAGATTATAATTTCCCTATATCTAATATTACGGGCGGCGCAATTCCAGCATGGTATCCAAATACCAATGGTAATGGGGTATTGATTAAACATATGGAGGGAAACAAGTACCTTGTTCTGCGTTGTGATGGGTCAAACCCAAATAACCTACCTAATGCAGTTAGCACTTGGCATACATTGTTCATTCTAAGTCTTTCTCCATATCAGGCAACTTATGCCCTCACACCACCACCCAGTGCACTTGTGGATGTAACACCATCTGCAGATGGTAATTTCACTTTCTGTATTGATAAAAATTCCCGCAGAATATTCTGGATGGTTTTTACTGCCCATGCATCTGGAACACAGGCTGTTAGGTTTTATGTCTCTACTTTTGATACTCCCGTAGACTGGACAGAAATTACAGGGGCAAACTTCCCAACGATTTCTGGTTATGGGTCTTGGCTTGCTTCTCACGGGAGAAGTGCCTTAGCATTCTACGATGGATATTTATTTGTCCAATTACCAGTATCTGGACCAAGCGATCCTGGTTATACTGGAGGTGCGCTGAACCTACACCGTATCAAAGTTGATTCTAGTGAAGAATTACCATTGCATACATTTAATCGGTTTGATTACATAGCACAAGACTTTAGGTACAGTTATTCTCTACCCATGACAGCATTAGCATGTAAACATACTTGTTGGGCTTATTCACCTATAGCAGGAAAGTATTATCAATGTGCGGGTGACATACAACATAGTTACTCACAAAGTATGGCATCATTGACTTTTGATGGAACTGGCAGAGGATATACATTTGCTGAGGTGTTGGATGAACTTACACCAGCGCCTGTTGGCAAAGTAAGACCAGCAGCAACAGATGATGGTGCTTTTTATTATGTGCCTACTGACTCAGCGTGGGTTGCCGCTAGAGGAAAGCTAGTTTATCAAAAGGGTGGTGAGGGTGTTGGTGTACGATCTAGTCAGCCAATGCAAAATGCCTATCCAACTGATGAGGCAGCATATGCTGATAGATGGGATATTGCTGGTCGGTATTTCGTTTGGGATTATAATGCTCCGGGTGGTTTTGATAAAATGGATGGCTCTGATGGCTGGACTCAGGATAATGGTGGGATAGTTTATCCAAATGTGTGGACAAAGGGCGTTGGGTCTTCCCGCATGGGGGCGTTTGATCCTGTGACTGGTTGTGTTTGGCGTATTTATGATGCCCATGTTCTAGTCTGTTTTGATATGCCAAACAAGGCAGTTACAGTATTTAACTTAACTGCTTGGGTTAGTCCTGATACCGGACGAACTATTTTTATGGATGGTGTAAAGCCAACCACCACGAACCAAGTTACTAGTGACGGTAGCAAAGAGAATTTCTGTTGGTACGACTCTGGTGCTGGAAGATGGCGCACATACGGGGATTTCCATTGGGAACATAAGGCAACTTGGATTGATCCAGCTACAGGCTATCTCTATATTGTTAGTCCGGGGACTGGTTATCTTTGGCGTTACGATACTCGCGGCCCGCATACATTAACGGGTGATGGTTGGAGGTTAAATTTTGAACCTTTTGGTAAGCGTATACCACTAGTTAGTTGCTATCCACCATTAGATTCACGCACTACTTGGCCTCCTGTTATATACAATGGTGATGTGGCAATGAATAGTCGCCTATTCCCATTCAAGGGTGGACTGTTGTGGTTATCAACTAATCATCACACCAGTGGTGATGCTGGTGAGAACTGTTATGCTTTCTGGCGGCGTCTTGACTATACTGGCGATTGGTCAGTTATCACCTTACCTGCAGAGTTGGTTGCAAATACTGGGGCGGCGAAAAATGTATATAGTGCTAATAACGATGAGATTATGTTGATTTCTCAAATGGGTACTGATATAGATAGACAATATTACAAATACTTTTGGAAGATGACTTAATATGTCACTAATTATTAACGCTGATGCTGAGTATCTTTCGGGGTCTGGTTTAGTTCTTGCTACAGCACCTGTAACAGAAGCAACTCAAATGATATGGATAAGACGAGATTCTGGAACCTCGATATATCAATCATACTCTTATGTTGGATCAGATCCGGCCGCATCCTATAACTCACTATGGTTAGCTCATAATTCAACTAGTGTAGATAGTTTTTTGGTTCCTTCTGGGGCACAAGAAAGAATCATTGGTACCAGCGAGGCTAATTCTACTGTATGGCAGCTTTTGGTTATGGTATACAAACAAGGAGTTGCTGCAAAGTGCTATTCTGGAGTTACTGGTGGGTCATTATCAACTATAACCGGTGCTGTACTCACTGATGTATTTAACGCAAATCTGGATAATGTTCGCGTAGGGCAAGGCGAGGCAGCACTAGCTGGTTGGTTTGCTCGTTGTAAGCTTGCACACCATGCTTTTTGGAATAAGGCTCTAACCCTTACGGAAGTAACTGAGTTGTTTAATGGTGGAACGGCTGGCGCTGGTAAGAATCCACAAGCAGTTGCAAACGCCAATCTAACGTTCTATGTGCCACTACTAAACAACGCCACAGTAACTACAGGAGGCATTTCACTTTCAGCTACAGGAACTTTGACGTATGATGGCGCTGATAATCCAAATGTGGATTCTTTTGGTGGAGGCGGTGGTACAGCTTATACTATAGCAATAGATGCTGGAACCTATACAATAACTGGTAGCGTTCTTGATACACCAAGAGTAATTCTAATAGGCCTTGATGTTGGTACATATACACTTACAGGATCTGATATAACATTTGGTGGTGTTAATACATATACAATAACACTGGATGCTGGATCATATAATATAAGTTCCGCCGACCCAGTTATTAATGTAGCTTTGGAGCTAGATGCTGGAACCTATTCTACTACTGGTGTTGATGTAATACTAATTAAAACTTCTGGTGGGGGTGGTGGTACTGCCTATTTGCTCCCATTAGATGATGGTACTTACCAAACAACTTTAGTGGACATTGGTGTAATCAGAACTTATACAATGCCCTTGGATCAGGGTACTTACATAGTTAGTGGTAAGGCAGTTAGATTAGTTTCTTCCACAGAACCAGTTATCATCCAAAGTAGAAATCGTACAATTTCCATCTCTATGAAGATTGGACTATAAATCAATCGCAGTGCTGAGGTACACCTAAATTCTTGGCTCTACAGAATCCATAAAGGAACAGATTAAATGAGTAATTTTTCAGCATCAATTCCAGTTGCTAACATCTGGGAGCCCGGCGTATTCGGCTGGGTTCAGGTGTAAATTATGGGAGGCTGGACCTACGACTCAGGGCAATGGAATGTCTATTGCGATGTATGTAAAAGAAAGATAAAGGCTGGAGAGGCCAAGCATCGTTGGGATGGATTCATTGTATGTCCTGATGATTGGGAACCGCGCCAGCCTCAAGACTTTGTTAAGGCTAAGATCGACAAGATCATGGTGCCATTCTCAAGGCCAACAGAAGTAACAGCTAATAATATTCAGTATGGAAACTATGATACTATTTCTTTCGTAGAGAACTTTACTATTGGTAGATCTGATCTAAGTACCTTTGCTGAAACTTATGTAGTAGCTGAAGTGTTCTGGATTGGTTTTATGAATCCATTTAATGATACCTTTGTTGTTAGTGAAATCTTTAATATAACTTACAATGGAAATTTCAGTTTCCTAGACTCAGCAACATATGACGATAGTGGTTACTTCTATAGGTATGACTACACCACACCATTCCCACCTGACCCACAGACCTACTTTGCAGAAGAGTATGTTGGTCTTCTACAAACATTCTAAAGGAAAACTAATGAAAGAGAATACACACTTTAAGGGCACTGTTCAGATCAAGCACTGGGATGGTGAAGGTAATATCCTACTTGACAAGACTTATGACAACCTTGTGGTTACTACAGGTCTTCAGTGGATCGCCGCCCGCCTAAACACCCCTGTCCCTGCAGTAATGAATTACATTGCTGTTGGTACATCTAACACTCCACCAGCACTAAACCAAACTGCTCTTGTTGCAGAAGTTGCACGCTCTGTTGTTTCGGTTGGAGGTGGTTCTGTTTCTGGAACTACTATTGTGTACTCCACGACATTTGGCGCTGGGGTTGCTACAGGTGCTTTGCAAGAGGCAGGTATCTTCCAACTAGCTACAGGAAGTCCTATGCTATCTCGTGTAACTTATCCTGTTATTAACAAAGGGGCTAGTGATACAATTTCTATCCTTTGGACCATTGCGGCGCAATAAACCATGACAACTATTGTTACTAGAGCGTCAAATGGGGTACCTCTTACCAATAATCAGATGGACACTAACCTGACCAATCTGAATAACGATAAGGCTGAAAACTCTGCGGTAGCTCTAAAAGCTAATATAAATTCTCCTAGTTTTTCTGGAGTCCCTACAGCACCAACTGCGGTTGCAGGTACCAATACAGATCAGATTGCCACAACCAAGTTTGTGACTACATCAGTTCCACAGTCTTTTCCGTTCGGTACTCGCATGTTGTTTGCACAAGCAGCAGCGCCTACTAGCTGGACTCAGGTAACTGATGACACTGCTACCAACCGTATGCTACGTGTTGTTAATACGGCTGGTGGTGGGGTGGCTGGTACTAACTCACCAATCTTAATGGATGTAGTTCCTAGCCATACTCATACCGTTACAACGGGCGCACAATCAGCAGATCACACACATAATGGCGCTACTGGGTACATGAACCAGAATTCGAGTCATGGTCACGGCATTAGTGACCCGGGTCACGCACATAATATTAGTAGTATGGGTACGATTGCTACTGACTTTGGTAGTGCTTATTTTTCGTTTGCTAGTACTGGTGGCAATAAGGGTACTGATGGTTCTGGTACTGGTATTGGAATTAACGGTACTGACACCAATCACACACACAACTTTACTACTGGTGGTATATCTGCAGGCCACACTCACTCAGGTACTACAGCAGGCAATGCTGGCGCTGTTAACTGGGCTCCACGGTATGTTGACATAATTATTTGCTCAAAGAACTAATATGGCCCTAGAAACCAAACTATCCTGTCCCTTAGGACATAAGTGTGAAGAGATCAAAGATGGTGCCATTCATAGATGTGTTTGGTTCATTACAATGCAAGGACAGCACCCACAGACAGGTGAAGTGGTTGATGAAAGGGGCTGCGCTATGGCATGGCTACCTATTCTGCTTGTAGAGAATGCCAGAACCAATCGAGGAACCTCTGCTGCTATAGAGTCATTTCGTAATGAGATGATGAAGGCAAATGAAAATACTATGAGACTATTAGCATGAAAACTCTATGTGCTGTTCTTCTTGTTCTATTGTTTACTGCTTGTGGTCCAATTCCAATCAGTGTCCAGTCTTCTAAGCAAACAAGTAAGCAGGAATCAAGGCAGGATGTATCACAAGAAGTAGCACAGGATGTAGCCAACGATCTTAATTTAAGATCAAGTCAAGGCACGGCATCTATGCCCGTTATCATCATCTGTAACATGAATAGCGCCGATAACAGCCGGTGCGCCTATCCCCAAAAAGATGGGATTATAGATGAAGCAAAACGTCGTTATAAGGAGGCAGGACAATGAAACAAACCATCGAACTACCTAACATCCCAGTTCCGGGAACAGGAGTTACACTAACCAATGTAACAGTTACAGTCGAACCAATGCTACCTTTGGACACAATCCAGATGGCATTCGTTGATTGGATTGTAAAGAACTACCCAGCACAATAAAGGAATATAAATGAAATCACTTCTAATCGCACTACTCTTCGCATCAACTACCGCCTTTGCTACAGGACTTCCTGCACCTAATATTCAGAGTCAGGGTCAGAGCCAAGGACAAGGACAAGAACAGGCTCAGCTACAAGGCCAAGCGCAGGGTCAAGGTCAGGCACAGAACATTACCTTTAAGCCTGTCATTGATGTAAACGCCCGTGCACGCGCTGAGAGCAATTCCAACAGTGAATCTAGTGCTAACCTTAAGTCAACCAATACAAATGTAACTGGGACCTCTGTAGATGCCTCCAGTGGCAGTGTAACAAACAACCAAGTCTACCAAGATCGCACTGGTCGTAACACTCCAGCATTTGGACTAGGTACTGTCTATCCTACCTCACCCTGTATGGGCTCAAGCCAAGTCGGTGGTAGTGGTGTTGGATTTTCAATTGGCGTTGGCACGAGCTGGACTGATGATGAGTGTGGTATCCGCGAGACTGCTCGTTCCTTCCAAGGTATGGGTCTGAACGCTGATGGCCTATCAATCCTCTGCACCAGCAAGTATGCAGCAGCCGCCCCCTCATGCAAGAAGGAAGAAAAATGAACACTCTTTTATCTATTCTAGTTGCCTTCACTTTCGGTATGGTAACTGTCCCAATCGCTGCTATCTCAGGCAACAGCCAAGCTTATTGCGAGAAAGTCCTTCATGG